GGCCGTGACCAGCCACGCCTTACCGGCGTCTGCCGAGGTCAGACCAGTTGGAAGATTTGCATAAGTGGCTACCTGACCGGCGACCGTAACACCGGCACCGTCCTTACCGGCGGTACCCGTCGCACCAGTCGGTCCCTGAATTCCCTGAACACCCTGGACTCCCTGTGGGCCAGGATTTCCCTGGTCACCCTTCGGTCCCTGGATACCCTGAATACCCCTGTCTCCCTGAGGAAGCACAAGATTCAATACCTGCTGAGGGGCCATACCAGTGATGGTCGCGGACGCGGTTGTCCCCCTGTCCACGGTGCCAATGGTCAAAGTGTTCGGCGGGCCTAGGTCACCCTGCGGCCCCGGCGCTCCTGGTAGCTGGACGGTGATAACCCTGGTAGCCGGAACATCGACGCCATTGACGTTAATAGTTCCTGCCATATCAGTTTTCCACCTTCGCGTAAACTGTTACGTCGCCAGCAAGATAGGTGCGTACGTCGCCACTGTTGACTCCGTACAGTTCAGAATCCGGTCCGGCGTGAAGCTCAAAGCTCCAAATGTAGTTACCTGGATTGATGCCAGCGCAGACACCGGACGACAGGTAGATGTGAACCGTGCCGTTCGTTGGGTCTGGAACTGTGCATTCCCACTCGTAAATTGTTGGGTCATTGAATGAGGAACGGATGACAGCCCTTGGAGTGTAGGCGGTAATGTCAATAGGTGTCACACCATCCTCACCCTGCAATACAATGTAGTATGTCTGGGCGTCCCCCTGCCAAATCACCAAGTCCATATTGTTAGGCAGCTTGCTAGTACCTAGCGTGCCACCCGGCGTCTGCCCTGGGAAAATAATGTCAGCCATTGTTCCTCCTTTACTTTACTCGCAAGACGCCTGAGGCAATCGGCTGTCCGTTGTACGAAAGCTCAAATGAGAGATTCGTATACGGGAGTGCCTTGGTTTCGTCAGCGGTCATGTGCCATAGAATTGCGTTACTACGCCTAGTGAGATTGGTGAATTCCTTCACGAAATCCCCGCGCTCCAAGTGCAAGGTGTAGCTGCCAGCCGGAACGTACGTTGGCTGGCCTTGCTCATTCTTGAAGTTGAAAGGCTCCTCAAAAGCCTCGCCCCTGGATGCTACGAGAATCATGAATAGAATTCCCTCGCTTCCTTCGGGGAAGCCATGCGGAAACCGCCGTCAACCTCAATCAAGTAATCCGCGTCCTTCACGTTGACCAGCGCGTATGGGTGCTGGGCAGTGAACTTGTGTCCACGAATCTCGTAAGTGTTGTTTGCACGAATCATACGGACCAATACGAGGTCTTCGTCCTCTTCGTCCTCAACCGGCGCTGCCTGCTCTACCTCTACGACCGGCGCAAAATCCTCGGCCTCGTCGTCGTCGGCATCGCCAAGCGCGGAAGCAATCAAAGCGTCATCAACGCCGTCTTCCGTCAAAAGCGCGAGAATGTCGTCCTTCTTCATGCTCGGCTTAGCGTCGGTACCGAACTGCTCAGCTACCGCGAGCAATTCGTTCTTTGTCATTTCTGCTAGAGACAATGTAATACCCTTTCGTTTTTCTCAGTATAGCAATTTGTTCCTTAAACGCAAGCGAGGGGCCGGGTTTTACCCCGGCCCCTCAACTTGAACTTCGTTATCAGGCAGAAACCTTGATGTTCTTTACAACAACAAAGGCGTCAGCGTTCTCAATCTGGGTACCTACACGGCAGTACATGGTGTACTCAATCGTGTCCTTCTTGGCTACGTACTCACGTACGACCTTGATTTCACGCTTGATTCCCCATAGAAGGTTCTGTGGGAAGGTCAACCATAGTTCTCCGTGCTCACCAGTTGCGCCACTGTAGTCTCCTGCACGAGTCTCATCGAAGTAAGGAACTTCCTGCAAAGGAACTCCGAACATCGTGGAAACTGTGAAACCGGCTGGACCCTCGGTGCGAACCGGGCGAGTCGTGTCGGTGTAGTTAGGTGACCAGTTGTCATCAACTAGGTTGAATAGGTAGTCCTGAATCAAGTTGGAACCCGTGAAGAACTTAAGCTGGTTGCGACGCTGCATGTAAACACGCGGCATAGCCTTCAACGCCTTGTTGGCCGCTGCGCGGTTCAAAGGAGCACCACCGTGGTCAACAATGTGGGCACCACCTTCGGTGCTGTGGTTGTTGTTCCACGAGTTAATGGTGCCACCGTTGATTGCGCGGTTGCGCCAACCGTTGAATACCTTCAATAGCGGGTCAGAAGAACCAGTGTCACCGTTAATGGCAAGGTCTTCCAGGTCGTTTCCGGCCTGTGTAGCCATTAGGCGAGCGATGTGGTCCTCTAGCGCCTCTCCCTCTAGGTTGTCCTCTAGGGATTCGGTCGAAAGCTCCCAGTCAAGGCGTAGCTTCTTCGTGGTCAAAGAAATCTTTGAGAAGAAGACACCAGCGTTCTCACCAGTGTCGGTGGCCTCAACGGCTCCGCGAAGGAGACGCTTTCCAACACCAATCTTGTCGATTTCCATTTCAGTCGAACGCATACGAATTGAACGTACCTGTGAACCAAGTACAGTAGCGTCCCACATGTAGTCGATGAAGGTGTCAGCCTGCTCCGGAAGAAGCAAACCAGAACCAGCCGGGTTACCAATCTCAGTAGAGACGATTACCTTTTCTAGCAAGTTGTCACTCATAATATTTTCACCTCCAAGTGAATTAAAATGTTTTAGAGTGCTGTGAATTGGCTGTTCAGATGTTTTCAACTGAACCGAAGAAGCGCCCATTCCAGAGTGACTTAGTGGACTTCTCCACCTTGTCTTCCTTCGACCCGCCAAGGTCGCCGGACTTCTTAATACCAACGGTCTTCTCTACTGCGTCGTAAGTCTTCTCTACACTTTCGACCTTTGAAGATACGTTGTTGAACTTTTCGGTAAGCTCGTTCTGCTTTGCAGCAAGCTCATCAATCTTGTTAGCTACAGCTTCGAAAGCTGCAAGACGGTCATTAACCTTAGTTAGCTGCGCCTCGGTCGCGTCGGAGTTGTCCGCAATAGCCTTACGAATTTCTTCGGCTAGGTCTGCGAACATCTTCTTAACGTCGTCGGACTCGTCTTCCTCGTCCTCATCGCCGCCACCATCGAGTGCGTCTTCTGCGTCATCGTCGGATGCTGCCTTCTCAACTGCTCCGTCAACCGCCTCGGCTGCTGCCTCATCAACTTCGATTTCTGCTACCTCGGCCTCGACCTCAGTGTCATCGCCAAGCGGTTCGCCAGAGTCGGTGTCCGGACCTTCGCCGTCTACGACTAGCGCGGTCGGCTCATCCTGAACCTCTTCTACAACCTCTTCGCTCAAAGTTACGTCTTCTGCCATTTTGTTTACCCTCCCCTCCACGGATTCGGCCTTTGTGAATTCAGCGACGAGTGCGTTGACCTTTTCGGTCTTGTCGCCTCCGTCACTCTCAAACCATCCGATGTTCTCGGTGGTACCTCCACAGGCGTTGCAAGCCTTGGCCTCGTCCTGTGAAGTAAAAGCAATCTTGTCGCTACCGCACCAGAACACGTTTTCGGCAACTACCTGAGTAGCCATACCAGTCGCGGAGACTGTGCCGTCTGCGGCCTTCGTGATGCTCACAACGTCGCAAAGCTGGTTCGCTGGGCTGTCAACCAGGGAAAGCTCGATTAGGTCATATGCCTTAATGACACGGACCGTACCGCCAACCTCCTTGACGAACTTATTCTCAGCGTCAGTAATTGAGCCACCGATAGAAAATCCTGTAAGCGTTCCGTCGAGTACCATTTCCCAAACTTCCGGCGCACCCTTGCTGACGTACACGTCAACGTAAATGCCCTCGTAGAACTTCTGGGTCTTGGAGTCAAAGTAGCTGTCTTCGCGGAAGTTAACTAGCTTTCCTGCCGGGATTGGCTGGTGCATTAGACGAATGTTGCCACGGAATCCCTCAAAAGCTGCCGCTGAGGCGCTGGCGAGTACGATATCCTTGCTCGTGTCAACATTGTCCAAGGTGGCCCAACCGCTAACAATGCGGTTTTCCTTGTCCACCTTCTGCAAAGGAACGGACACGCGGACGGAGTTACCGTCCGTTGTCCACTGGGCCTTTGCAATGTTCATGTTGTTATATTAACCTGCGTTCTTTCAAAATGCAAAATTCAGTACCAATTGTGTGCTTGCCAGAATGCCCACGCACTGCACGGCGTACCATAAGTCTTGGAAATATAGACCAATCCGGCGTCAATTTGGGTATATGGGTCGGAGGTCTTTGCGTACCCGGTGCCTGCCCAGGTGCTATCCAAGAATTGCGGAATACCGTAGGCGGTGCTGGTCGGGTTATCCGCATTAGGATTCCAACTAGACTCGTGCATCCAGAGAGTGTCCAGGCAAGAGAACTGGTCTGCACTCACCTTCCCGGCCG